ATGAGGAAATCGATTTCTTCCTGATATGTTTTTCCCTTGACATGTTTGCTTGTAGGTTCATCATACTTAAGGACGATGCACTTGATTTTGAGCTTGGCAACGTATCCTTGGTCCATGAGCTCTTTTGTGCTAACGGCTTTGTACTTTGGACCAAAGAGACCTTCGATTGTTGCTTCGTTAAGGGGTGAGCCGTCAAGCGTGCCAGTGGTACCGAAGCGATACTGGCAACTAGTAAGACTGCTAAGAATTTGTATGAGAGAGGTTGCTTTTGCACCATGCGCTTCATCTCCAAAAACTACTCCAAATTGTTGATACCATGGCTTGAGCATTTTGCTCTTACCATTATTGAGCGATTGCCACGTTGTAATGACTAGATTAGCTGGAATGTCGTTTGATCTATTTATTCCTTGAGTAGAACAATGGATCGTACCAGTGTATCCATAGTCTCTAAAATCACTTTCCATCTGGTTTACTAGACCAATGGTAGGAACTATGATAAGACCTTTATGGCCAAACTGCTGGTACCATCTCATCAAAACGTAGATCATGAAAGATTTACCAGAAGATGTAGGACTGACAAGAGTTCTACGAGTAGATCTTAAACACTTAAGAATCGAGTCGAACTGGTAATCTCTTTGTTGATACTTTTCAGGAATATTGAGTGATGCAATAAACTCTGTAAGTTCATGCTCAGATACATTCTCGTAAAGTAGCTCATCATCAAACGAGAAACTATATCCACGAGCATCACAGAACTTCTTGATTCTTTGAGCAAGTCCTGCATAACATGTTCCAGCCAGATTATTAATAAGCCGAATCTTACCATCCCAGACTCTTGCACGATACTTGGGATTAAACTTATAGCCTTCAGCAAAGAAAGTAAATTGATCCGACAATTCCATGACTGTCGAAGGTTCGGCAACTACTTTTACATGAACTCTATCTATGAACTTTAGATGTACATCACTCATTAAATACCAACTTTAAATTTCTCCCAGTCTATCGCAGACTTAATGTTGAATCCGCGGTTCGTGAAAGATTTGATAATGGACTCAAGAAGCTCTAGCTTCTCCTGCTGAATGCCAATCTTCAGTGTAAGGTTTACAACTTCATTATCGGCTTCAATGTAGTTATTCACGTCCGAACGAATGATCTTGCCTTGAGGTGGTAGTTGCCAACCCTTAGCATGAGTCTCTTCAGTCGGGCCCATAGTAAAGAACTCGTGTTTAGCCAGCTTCAATTGCTTGAGCTCAGCTTCGTACTTACGAAGAATCAATCGCTCATTCGTAAAGATTTTGAAATATTTGTGGTGGAGTTTCGGAATACGTAGAACCTCGTCGCCCAACTCGGAGCGATCAATACGAGAGTCCTGGTCCCATTCGGTAAAGATATCGTCTAGTTTCATAATATAACTCTATCACATGTTACGAAAAATGTCAACCAATAAGTTCGATATTATACTTCAAAAATCTAAAGTCTGCTGTGCACTGAATGTAGTTGACATCTGTATCAGTTGTGTTAAATTGTAAATCACCAAGCGAGATAGGAAATGCATCTTCAAAAGTAACTTTGATATTTGGTCTCATCGAACTATTCATAATAAGCAAAGTGATATCAGAATAGATTGTACGAGGATTTCCTGGTTCTGCATCTTTTAAAGCTTTATACTGTTCAAAGCTTTCTGGAGCACCTAGACCTACCATCCAATCATGAATTTCCAAGTAGTCATCCATGTCTTCACCAACTCTAAAAGAAATAGAGAGTGGATTGTAAGTAATATGACTTGCATTGGGAATTGAAATGAATGGAGTAGGAGTTTCAGTTTGGCTAAGTTGCAATCCTGGAATACGCGCTTCCTGTACATTAAAGCTTAAGTTAGGAGCACGACCAAGGGTTAACTTAAATCCAAGCGGAGATAGAAAGTTCTTATTTGCAGGAACGTTGATAGCAGACATAGTATTCCTTAAAGGCTTAATCTCATTATACCATATCTATTTATAATGTCAACAGATAAAAAGAAAAAAAGAAGGGAGACCTTTCGATCCCCCTTCTAGTTTTTGGTTGGTTATCCCAACTCTTATGATTACATAAGGTTCGAGATAAGAACGCGACGGTAGTACTTGTTCGAATCCTGCTCAAGAGTAGCTGTTGAATCAGCAGCTGTAGTACCCTTAGCGAATGGATTTGGAGCCATGCCGTAGCGAGTCTTGAAACCGATCTTTGGCTGGAATGAACCTGGATCAACTGCACGAACCATTTGTAGTGGAACGTATGGGCAGTAGAAGAGACCAGCGTCATATGGGTTTGAACCCTTATAACCAACTACAAGGTAGTTAGTGCCAGCATATGGATCGATGTAAACCTTGATGCGACCATTGATAACACCAGCAAATGTATTGCCTGTGTCGTCGATGTTCAGCGAGTTTGTGTTAAGTGCTGGAGCATAGTCCAGAACACCAGCCATCTGAAGTGCAGAAGCTACGTCTGACGAACAGATGATGATGTTACCCTTACCACGACGAGTTTGCTTAGCAATCTGGTTGCATTCACGCTCGATTTGGAATAGGAGACCCTTGAACTTTTCAACCATCCAACGACCGTTTGAGTCGGTGTCAAGATCGAAGAAACCAGCTGTTGTTGTGCCGTCAGCAGCACCGCGCTCAGCAGTGATGATGATTGAGCGAACAACTTCGCGGTTGATTTCTGCAAGAATTTCAGCTGACAGAATGTTTGAAAGTTCTGTTTCAGCGTCAAGGCCGTGAATTGCCTTAAGATCTTGTGCAAGCTCAAGAGTGTATTCAGCCTTGAGAGCGCGTGTCTTAGCAGCAACAGTTACCTTCTCGATTGAGAAGCCCATTTCTGGGAATACGTAAGTGCTGTTTGCACCAAGAAGTTCGCCTGAACCAAGCAGAAGACCCATTGTGTAGTTATAGGTCGAGTTGCCTGCGTTGTTCGAAGAACCAGGAGCTGTACCAACAGTGTTAGCACCAACAGCAGTTGCTGAACCAGCACCTGTGTTAGCAGCATTAACGCCAGCGCCTAGACGCGAAGCGTGGCCTGTGTTTGCTTCGCCGTAGAATGCTTCATCACCAAGAGCGGTTGAGTTGGCATACTTCGAACGCATTGCAAAGATAAGACCTGTTGGGCCTGACATTGGCTGAACGCCGCAGATGTCATAAGCGATCAGGTTTGGCATCGAACGACGAACCAGCGAGATAAGCACTGGGTCGAAGTTTGCAGCGTTGCCTGCAGTGTTTACGTGTGTAGCTTCACCAAGAAGGTGTTGCTGTCCACCCTGAGATGCTGACTCACGAAGAGCAGCTTCAGTGTTTTCTAGAATTTGTGCGGTTACATAACGCTTGTGTGCGCTACCGATCTCTGGGAGGTCAGTGTGCTCAAGCACTGGCTTCCACTTGTTTTGTAGTTCCTCAGCTAACATTTTATTCTCCCTTTACCTTTCTGGGCATTTGGTATTTTTATTTATTACTTTGCGTTTCTTGAAATTGATGCTACATAGTGGGCCATATGAGCTGGTACTTCTACCGGCTGATCTACACCATTTTCAGCTTCTTCAGTAACGACACCAGTTGAGACTTCCTTCTTTTCAGAGAAGTACTTGTCCTTGATGATGTTTAGCTTCTTTGCATATGTTTCAGCAGAGCTGAAGTCAATGCCTTCTGCTAGAGTGCGAAGCTTTTCAACCTGAGTGGCTGCAAGTCCTTCACTTACTTCGTCGAATGTTGCTTCCTTGGTTGCTTCATCAAGAATTGCTTGAAGCTCAAGTTGCTTATTCACGGATTCGTCGAGCTTTTCTTCTAGCTCGTCGACTTGTGCCTGAAGCTCTCCGAGAACGTCGAGCTTTTCGTCAGGTACATTAATGTAGCTTTCTGCAAATAGGTTACGTAGACCTTCCATGAAGTCTTCGGTAACATTTGTGCGGATTGAAGCTTCGATCGCAAGTTTGTTTTCTTCGATCCACTGCTCCACTACGTAATCAAGATATTGATCGACCTTTTCGGTCATCTCTTCTTGAATGGCAACTACAGCTTCATCAAGCTTAGTTGCAAACTCTTCTTCTAGGCGAACGGTTTCAAGGTTCGAGCGAGCTGAAATAGCTGCTTCGAAGATTGTTGAAACTCTTTCTTTGAACTCTTCAGAAAGATCTTCGCCGCTGAACATTTCAGCAACGTCTTCCTTCATAGCACCAAGTGTCGCTGCTGGCATCTGGCCAAGAGCCGGACCGCCACCAGGAGCTGTTGCCGAAGGAACGTTCTCAACGCCCAGTTTCTTGATCGAATCGTTAAAGAAGTGAGATAGATCCTCACCCTTTAGCTGAGCTAGTAACGAAGTAAACGTAGCTAGCATCTCTGTACGAGTTGGATTTGGCTTCAGTGTTTCTGAAGCTGCCGATTCATCGAGATTGTTTTCATTCTCAACGATATCAGTTAGTTCCTTATCTGACATTTTACACTCCTTAGTGAATTTAATTTATTTATTTGATTCAGAATTTCGAAATTTCGTTGAGAAAATTCTCAAAGATCTTAAATTTCTTGGCTTCCAGGTCTCTAGAAGATACGGCTTTTTCAATTGTCTGAACAGTTTGCTCAGCAACTTGAGTTTTCTTGGCAATCAGCAATTCATTTTCCCAGATCCACTCTACACCTTCCATGATACCATTTACAAAGGCATCAGGAGCAGAAGGATCCGCTACAATGTCAGCAGCTGTTGCTAGATAGAAATCGTCTTGTACTTCGTTGATTCCTTCTTTGTTGAGCTTTAGTGAGCCCATACCACGAGAAGAAACACCGAGCTTTACACCCTCAGAAACAAGACCCTTGGCAATGTTACCAAATGGAGTATCCATCAGTTTAGCACGACCAATGAAGTTTGTACCTTCTTGACGAAGATTTGTGATTAGGTGAGAAACTCGATCCAGATTAATCTGTGGACCTTCTGGGTGACCGAGTTCACCTAGTGCTCTACCTGACTTGACGTATGATTCGTTGTAGCGTTCTACTTCCTTAGCAAGAGTCTCAACTGGATACATACGTCCGTTGCGATTCTTAATACCACCCTGAAGGAACACACCTTCGATGAATACGTTCTTCTTACCGTCTTCACGAGCTTCGGTAATCGTTCTTAGGTCTTCAAAGACTTCTGTAATGAGTTTCATCTTTTTACCTTAACTATTATTGTATTCTGAAACGAATGTACCGACCTTCTGAACTTCAAGAAGGACGTAACCATTTGCCGTACCAACAAACTCTACAGTGAGGTTTGCAGTTTGACCAACAGTTAGAGCCATACCACAGCCGGCATAATCCTTATAACCGGTTGAGTCATAGATAGCAACTGGAGTTGTTCCACGCTTAATAACTGCATAACCGTTTGGATCGATACCCCAGAATGCCTGTGCAATATAAGCACCTGAAAGGGTTTCGTCGCTTACTGCAAGACATGTAGATGTAGCATCTACGTTTGTAGTTGTGCTGTTACCAGATACCTTAATGGTTGTATTGGCAACTGAAACGTGAACAGTGGCAGCGGTGTTCTTCTTATTTGAAATAATTGATACGGCCATTATTCACCTCTATGACTAATTGAGAAGTCGAGCATTGATTCAACACCTTCTGGTGTTTCGCATGCTTCTAGAAACTTCTTTTGGTTGCCTTCATTTAATTTATCAAAGACAGAAAGCATGGTACGACGATGTGTTTCTGTCAGATCACCAAGAAGATCAGCAAGCTTTTCTTCCTTGCGAAGTGGCTTACCACCACGTTCTGCAGTCAGCTTAGCAGCAATCGCCATAGCACGACGCTTGTCTTGTGACTTACCTTTGAATTGTGGAGCATCAGACTTTTGGAAATCCTTGACTACGGTTCCCATTGAAGCCGTATCCATGTTTAGTTTTTCTTCAATCGCTTCAACTTCTTCTTTGGTAAGCTTATCAGTAGCTCTTTTGATACCTGTTTCGCGGTTTTTACGAAGACGCTCTGCTTTATCATAAGTATGCTGGTTAAATCTTTTACCAAAGTAACCTGTTTCACTGTCGCCTTGGTATGCAGCGATTTTTGTCAGTGGAACATTCTTTGGTGACATTACATTCTTTGGTTGCTCAGCACCAGATGCTTTCTTGATATAAGAACCAAGAGTCTTTTTTTCTAGTTCGTCGATCTGCTCAGCTTCTTCGTTAGCAATCTTACGAATGGTATTCTTGCGATTGTAATACTTACGAGCACCATCGGCAGTTTCGCCACTCTTCTTGAAAAGACCAGGCAGTTGCTTTACTGCTTTTTTAGCATAAGAATCTTTTGTAGTTGCGGAGATCTCATCGATCTGTTCTTCATCAAGCATATTCTTACCAAGCTTGGTACGAACTGCCTTGGCAAGCTTTGATACATCAACGCCAAAATCTTTAGCAGCAGAACTAACATGGCTCTTGCGAATGTTATCACCATAACGCTTTTGCAGATGAGCAACAATCTTTGCAGTCTCGTCAAGCTCTTCAACTTCTTCAGTCTTCAGGCTTTCACCGCGCTTGACAAGTTGCTTACCAGAAGCTTGTGCACCAGCTGCTCTCTTACGAAGTGTCTTGGTGTCTTTTTGATCCTTTGACCAGTCTCCGCCACCCATCTTCATCTTATCGACAATAGCATTACCCTGAGCGCGAGCCTTTGTTCTGTAGCTCTTAAGAGTTGCAGTATCTAGTTCTTCAAGCTCTTCAGCTTCTTCAGCAACTTTCTTCTTCTTACCACGAAGAAGTTTAAAGTCATGAGCATCAACCTTGTTCGTCTTCGCCTGGATTGTAACCATGGCGATCCTTACGGCGATCAGCCATCTTTACCTTGGAACCCTTAAAGACTTCGTCGTCATTGCCATTGCGATCTGCATGCTTGGCAACAACGTGCTTATCCACGAACTTTTGTTCGTCAGGATTCTTAACTTTCAGGTAACCTTCTAGGAATTGATTAAGCGTCTTCGCCATCGTCTTCGAATCCTTCTAAATCTTCGTCTTCTAATTCTTCTTCGTCGTCTTCCCAGTCGATGTCTTCAAGATCTTCTTCATCGATTTCTAAATCTTCGTCATCGAGATCCAGATCATCGTCGTCATCAAGATCGAAATCATCTTCATCGTCGACAGTATCTTCTTCAGTTGCAAACATGCCTTGTGCGACAGAGATTCTCATGTCATCAATAGCTGCACTTGCTTTCTGACCCATGATATCATCAAATGCAGAAGCGAACTTTGTCGGCTGCTGATTCATAGAAAAGTTGATAAGATCATCAATATCGGCCATAGTTTCCTCCAAATTTTTATTATTTATAATCACGCTGGTTTCTTAACTAGATCTGGAACCTTAGGAAGAGAAGGAACTTTTGCCGTCTTTCCTGTGTCTGGTCCTAGAGCTCCACTTGTATCTTCTGGTCCTGGAGCCTCCATTGGCTGGCCATCTGGTCCCATTTCAACCGGTGGATTATATTGTGGATTTTCTTGTTCTTCAACGATTTGCTCGTCAATTTCCTTCATGTCTTCTTCAGTCTGATACAGAACATTACGACGTACCCATTCGTGTGAGTAGTACTTGCCTGTATAGTCATCAATATCACGAAGCATTGAGATACGATCACGAAGAATTTCAGTATTTCTTAATTCAGCAAAGTGGTTATCTTCTGAATATTCATACTTAAAGTTAGTTCTAAATTCTTGCCAATCTTCACTGGTAATAACACCCTTGAGGATAAGTTGCTTCTCAAGAATCTTATTAAAGAGTTCAGAGAACTTACCACGAAGGCGAGTAATAAACTTAGCAAACTTAACTTCATCACGTGAAACTTCAGTAGCACGACCAAAGTTATAGTTTTGTTCTGGATCAAGACGAGTAATTGGAACGTTCAACGACTTATAAAGCTTACGTTGGAAGTAAACCACATCGTCCATTTGGCCAAGGTTTTGACCACCAGGAAGAGTTGTAATTTCTGTACCTTTACCACCTTCACGACGTGGTAGCCAGAAATCTTCAAGCATTGTCATGTGCTTACGATCGTCACGAATTTCACCAGTCTGAGCATCGTAAACTACGCGGTTCTTAAAGCGAGTCATAATATCACGAAGATATTGCTCAGCTTTCATCTTTGGTAGGTTACCAACGTCAATGTAGAAAATACGACGTTCTGGAGCACGAGAAATACGATAGATAACCAGTGAGTCTTCCATAGACTTTAGCTGATTAAGTGGCTTGATTGCCTTTTGCAGGTAACCAATGACCATATCACCACCGACATTTACTAGTCCAGATGATGTATTGACAACGGAATCTACAGCAATACGAATGCCCTGTGACGCAGGATCGTTATAAGTAGATCCTTGTGTAGGTGCTTTGGCGAATCCTTTATCATTATAGATATAGAATTCTTCAGCAGTCTTATTGATAATTACGTTAGTATTCTTATTCGCCTTGACTCTCTTTTGAGTCTTAATCTTACGAATCTTACGCGGATCAACGTATCTTAATTCTTTGATACCTTCACGCGGTGCTTTTTCATCGATGATAGCATGATAGTAAAGTCTACCATCAACATACCATTTACGAAAGATTTCATATGCGTGTTGGTTAAATTCAAGAAGTTCGAGAGTATTATCAAACTCTTCTAGAATCATCTTCTTGATATTTTCTGGTTGTTCTAGATCGTCAAGGTTCAGAGATACGATCTCTTTCTTGGGATCCATTACAATAGCTTCATTGACAATATCGTCAACTGCCATTTCAATATCTGGATGCATAGAGATTTCACGGTACTTACTGACAAGTTCCGCTTCGTTTCTTACTGCACCTTCAAGATCTACGTATTGGCCGTATGCGCCACCTTCGGAAACGACAAGTGCACCATCTTCTTCCAGTTTTGGAGCAAAAGATGGTAATTCTACTTCCGGTTTCTTACGAACAATTTCAAAACCAAATAACTCGGCCATTTGGACTCCTGTTAACAAAAAAAGTAAGGGGAATGGTTACCCCTTACTTATTACTGACCACCAGCTCTATCGGTGGTGCCACCACTTACAGTCCAGTAATCGTACGAGAATGTTACCTGGAACGATTCAATCTGATCTGTTGTACCCCAATCGAGTTCGATTGGAGAAATAACACTTGGGAAGACTCCATTGAATGTATATTCACGAAGCTTCGAACCGTCCTTAGCATACTGGATTACAGTAGCATTTGACTTATAACGATTGATATCGCGAACATTACGCTCAAGACGATTGATTCGGTTCGACCATTCTTCCATGGCGTTACGAATCAGGAAGTCTTCATCATTGATAACTGTTACTGTCCAGTCACCGAATGTTCTATCTCCAGCCAACTTCATTTGGCGGCCGAAGTAAAACACAGGAATGACACCCAGTTGAGATTCTGGAATCTGAGCAGCCTGAACCATGAAAGGTGTTTTCAGGTCGCCCGAAGCATTTGCAGGATTGTTAATACGCACCTGGAAAAGATTCTGACGTGCACCGCCGTAAACCAGTTGGCTTCTCATTTCATTGATATTAAAAGCCATTTCTTATTTCCTCCTAGTTTCTTTTATTTATTAGAACTGGCCGACAACTTCGTTGAACTCTACGCCGGATCTTACAGCAACAAAGTTCAGTTGGATGAAGTTGATGCTCTTAGCTGGCTTAATGTAGATGTCACCAACAAAGCGGTTTGTATCAACAACTTCTGGAGTATTGTTTGTTTCGTCGCAAACAACACGGAAGTCAGTGATACCGCGGCGGCCCTGAACATCACGGAGGAATGGTTCAATCAGATTCAAGAACTGAGCTCTTGTGAATTCATCATTGAATTCGAAGAGCATCTGGTTAGCAGCTGTTGCAATTGTCTTTTCAAGGACAATAAACAGACGGCGAACATTGATACGATCAAATGCGCTTGAACGACCAAGAGCGGTCTTGTCACCGAACAAAACTGTTCCTTGACCTGGCTGCGTGATTACTGGGTTGATGTCGTTCTTATAAAGAAGATCGCGATCTGTTTTGTTAGGGCTATAAGCCAGCTTTACAAGGTTCTTGATCTGGCCACGGTTGTAACCAGCTGGTGAGAACCATGGATCACGTAGATCGTCCGAACGAGCTGTTAGACCAGCAATATCACCATTCAGTGATGCATACGAGCTGTTACGTACATTCTGACGGAATGTTACGATGTTCGAAGCTTGTGAACCTTCAACACCTGCTCCAACAACGTCTTCCTTCTGAGGTGATACAAATACCACGCAGTCCTTACGAACATCAGCGATATTGTCAATCAGATAGTTAGCTAGCTGAGCACCAGCCGAAGCACCAACAGACTTACCTGTCATAAGCAGAGATACGTCAACCGAAGATGAATCGGCGAAGAGATCATAAGCTGAAGCAAGAGCAGCAACAGATGTCGAACTTTCTGTTACACCATCACGTCCACCAATGAATGACTTCGAATATGGAAGTGAAGTTGTTGAGTTCGAAAGACTTGCTGCTGTAGTTGTAGCGGCTTCGCCGCGATCGTTGGTAGCCCATACATAACGTGAGTTATCGTTAATAACTGTCTTATAGAAAGTAGTTGTACCATCTTCACCAATAGCATCTGTAGCACGTGAAAGGTTCTCGTAAACTTCAAGAACTGTTCCTGGAGTACCTGAGAACATACCATCTTCGTCTACAACTACAACACTTACTTGGTCAACAGTTGTTAGGCCACGATCTGAAAGGAAACGTGATGTGCCTGGAGCTGCTGGAACAGTATTGAAGAATTCCCACTTACGTGTGATTGTATTCGAACTGAAGTTCGATGCACGATTCCAAGTATCTTCAAATGTAATTGGGAAGTAAGCTAGAGTTAGATCGTTGAATGTAATAGCTTCAGGAAGCGACTTAATCTTCAGTGTCTGAGTACCAACACTTGTGTTACCAAGTTCAATATAATCACCAACAGACAGAGACGCTAGAAGTATTTCTGTAGCTGTTTTTGTTTCAGCATATGTAAGGTTACCTGAACCGGCATCATTTCCTGCCCAAGTAAGAACAACGTTAGCAACATTTGAATTAACAGAAACGCTAATTGCGGCATTTGCAAGTTGATTTAGTTTAAAGCCATCATCTACAGCAACAGTAGCAGGACCGGCAGCAGCACCACCAACACTGTTTCCACTGAACATGTTGATTGTGCGTGTGTACTGATTTGCTGAATCACACATAGAAACACGAAGCGAGTTACCAAGATCGCCTGGATAACGAGCTACAAACTGTGTGCTTGCGAAGGTAGCATTTGCTGGACCCTTATCTTCGAAGTCGTCTGCGTTCTTGACAATGCAGTCTGCAAGTTCAATAACACCACTGTTAGCAACAGCATTCAATGTAAGTGTATTTGCAAAGAAGTTAAGCTGAGCATCAGTTGATGTAGTAGCCGATTTTGTAATAACTACGGCTGTATTGTTTGTGTTAACAGTTGTAGCAGATACAACAAATGTATCAGCTGGAATGCCAGCACCAAATACTGCTTGACCGGCAGCAACACCAAAGTCGGTGCCAACAAGTGTAACAGTTGTAGATGAATTCAGATTAGCTGAAGCAGCTGCAACTGTGTTTGAGAAACCAGTTGTTACAGCAGCACGACTTACATATAGAGCATTACCATATGCAAGGAAGTTAGCAGCTGTAAAGAAGGTTTCGAAATTGTCTGATGTTGGCTTGCCATAACGTGCGGCAAGAGTATTTTCTGAATCTACTAGAATGAACTTTCCGATAGGACCCCAACGGAACACACCACCAATGGCACCAACAGTGGTTGCCAGCGATGGGATGGTAGTAGTTAGGTCGATCTCAGATACATTAATTCCAGGGCTGACTTGAAACGCCATTGTTATCTCCCTTAGTCGAAGGTGTTATATACGAGTTTTGTTTTATTTATAAGTTAAGGAAATTGCGTTTTTGCTCTGCCCAGAACTCGTCTCTATAAGTATTATCATTTCCAATCAAAGATTCGTTGCTTTGATCGTCATATTCGTCATCACCAGTACTCATTAATCCAAACGGAAGCATCTCTTCTTCAAACATTCTTTCGTTTTGTTCATAGATTTGCTTACGAATATCAAGGTCTGTAAGTTCTTTTAAATATGGTTGTGTAGTTAACCAAGCAAAGAGAACACAGCACATGGCCATATCGTCATGGCCTTCTTCTGCTTCGTATGATTGGTTACCTTTTAAACTATTCTTGAGTGAGAATCTTGTCAATTCATAGATTGTATCATAGTCTGAAATAATAAACTTGTCAGATTCTACAAGAGTCTTGAGTGTAGCACATCCAATTCTTTTTACCTGCTTGGTAGTTCTTACACCACGAGTTGTCGAAGTAGCAAAACCACCAGAAAGACTTTGGCCAGACCTACCATTATTGGCAGTCACAAAGATACCTTCGTATTCTAGATCGTAGTGAAGAATATCTGCAACCTGCTGGCCAATATCATTTGTTTCTACAAGTACAACTGCATCATTATAGTGCTTTGCCACTTCGTAGATAATATTAGGATACAGAAGTGGACTCAATAGATTGTTTCTAAATGTGGCAACTTGTCTGTATGGTAGGTTATTTACATTCACTACAATAAAGGCTGAGTAGTCAGCACCGGCTCCTCGAGAAGTATCCACTACAATTGCATAGATGTTATCTTTAATTGGTTCTTCATAGACTTTCAGACCAGCTGGTGTCGTATGAATTGGATGCTTATAAACCATATTACGAAGTTTATTTGGATTAATCAGTGTATTCGAAGATCCAAGGAACTCACATTCGTATTCCTGTCTGAACTGATCTTCAGAAGTATTGGAAATTGTTTCTTCTTTCCATGCCTCATCACGACCTGGAATCTGTGACCAGTGAACGTCGACACGAGCATAAGCATTACGACCTTCTTCAGACTCTGTCCAGATACGGTAGAACATGTTCATGCCGTTCGGAGTCGAAGTCACGAGAACCTTTGAACTCTGACCAGATGAAATGGTAGGATAAACCGAAGCAAAGAACTCGTCTTGAATGTTGGTCGGAACGAAGGCAAACTCGTCGAGGTATACCATGTTCTGCGAAGTACCACGAATAGCAGAAGATGATGTAGCAGACGCCAGGATTTCTGATCCGTTCTCGAGCTTAATGTTACCCTTATTCCATTCTGTAACACCCATCTGAAGCCACTTTGGAAGATGTTCGAACATCAACTGAATACGACCAAGAATTTCTCGAGCCTGTCTGTCCTTGTTGGCAAGAATAGCAATCGAGTACTCTTCGTTAAAGAGGATCTTCCATAGCAGATAAGCAGCAACCGTAGTTGTCTTACCAACCTGACGTGGCATCTTACAGATAACAAAACGATTGGCCTCAAAAGAAAGAATCATTTCCTTCTGGAATTCCCAGAGCGGGAACATGATAAGACCTTTGTCAATATTGACAATCTTACAATAAGTTAAGATAAAGTAGATTGGATCTTCAGAGCACTTGATATACTCGGCAACTTGCTCTGGAGTATACTCGACCTTTGTATCTGCTCTTTTAAGTCTAGGATTACCTAGATAATTTTCACTGCTCATCTTTATTTTGCTTTAAGTACTTTTGTAACTCGGCAGTTGATCCGACGAATAGATTATTCGTGACCTGTTGTGGTGTAGCTTCTGGATCGTCTTCTAGGAGCTTTTTCTTTTTGGCTTGGAGATCAAGTAAGTCTTTACTGGCTCCAACCATAGTGTTCATCATAGTAGCAAGAACTTCGTATGCTCTTGGGTGTTGACTCTGGCGAGCTACATCCATTAGATCAAAGAGAGCTTCTTGTCCCTTATTGATTACTTCCATCATGTTTTCACGAGCGTAATCAAAATCCGCTTCAACTTGTGGAATTGCTTTTCTTTCAATGACAGCAGGAAGACTTCCTCTGCCAGTATTTGTAATGTCATTACTCATTAGATATTCTCTTCAAAGTCATTAATAAATCCATAGTTATCTGTCGATTTAATTTCAAGATAATCAATAGACGCAGCAGAATTACTTGTCGGTAGGCCACCAACAGTAAGTCCTGGCTTGGCTGTAACTACTACTGTATTTGCTGTTGTTGAAGCATTTGCAGTTGTAGGTGAATCTGTAAGACGCATATTGGCTTCGGCAAACTTAACAAGACCAGTCTTCTTGCTCGGACCAAAAATGTATCCTTTCAGCGTAAATGTCAGATCCCAGATGATAGCTCTTCTTTCTTCAAAGCTACCTTCATAACTATCTGATACGTTTACATCATTTAGAATAATTGGAATGTCGAATGTTGCTCCAATTTCTGGTACTAGATTTACTGTAGCAGTCCAGTCTGGAGTAAAGTATGGAAGAATCTGTTCGACAATTCTTGTGCCATCTTCAGCATTCTTTACCATGATTGACATTTGGAATGTAATGTTATATGGCACTGGCATATACTGATAAGAAATACGATCATCAGTGCCATTATTTGTTGGCTGCTTATAGATTCGATTAAGTGTATTCAGTTTTCTATCAGGGTCATATGTAAATGACGTCATCTCAAAAGAAATACGTGGAAGTACTACACCAACTTTATTCTCTAGTGTTGGGTTACCTTCAAGTCTTGCTAAGAACTTTTCTTTTGGTCCATAAGAAAGTGGAACCTTCAGAGTCTGAATTGATTCACCTGAAGCACTATCTCTTGTAATCCAGATATCATTAAAGATAGTTCCAAATAGAATTACATATTTTCTGAGTGTATCGTGATGCCATGTACGACCGAACATTATGCGTTCCCTTCACTAAATGGATCGATTTGAGTCCAGTCTAGAATGCTATCACCCTCAGTTTCAAACTCTGTATTATCTTCGTATGGATCTCTTGCTTGTTCTTCAAAGTTATAACCACCTTGAACAATTTGATATCCATCTTGGCTGGTAATAATAAAGTTATCTTGAGTTAGAATAGCATATTCAGAAGCATCAAGGGAAAGATTAGTTTCAATACTATCAATCGCATCAATACCAGTATTGAATCTTTCTGAGCTATATTCAAACATTTCACAAACCAGATCATACATCTGGATTGCACCCATTTGATAGAATACTGGATTCTTGTTTACATACTTGATAACAAGCAAACGATCGAGCATCGGAATATAAATGAGATCGCCTTCTTGTGGACGATCAATCAATTCAATATTTCCAATTTCATTCATAAAGTTACGAACAGAGACTGTAAGAGTCATCTGATCACGAATTTCTAGATTAAACTTAGATAAGAAGTTACCATCGCCTTCGTAGCTATCAAAGTTACGAATGTAAAGATCGATGTAGTAAGCAGTCTTGTATTCTGAAATTGTATCTTCACCATAGATATCATCTTTGGCTACCAATGTTCTAGGACAATAGTACATGTCATGGCCATAGATCTTGATAGACTCGAGTACGAGATCTTCAATCAAAACCTGTTCTTGGCTATTTGTAAAGTTATTGAAATAGAAATTGGTAGTCAAGATCTTATCCGATCATATCAAGAACTGGAAGAGAATACGATGAAATCATCTCGTCTTCCATTCTTCTTAATTCTTCCGTAGCGTCGTCATAGATCTTTTCGCCATTGAACTGTACACCACCCGGTAAAGACATGCCAGTAAACTTAGTCAGGTTCGAACCCCACTGTCTCTTGATCTGTGCAGTTGCATAGTTCTGAAGCCAGCGATCATTCCATGCGTCTGTCCATGTGTTTGGATCAACTGCTTCATATGCTTCAACAAGCAGGAACGTACCCGGTGGAACTGTATTCCAGTCCATATCGACATGGAGTCTGTCTTTATGACGTTGGTAACGAATCGGTTGCTGACCAACAAGAAGTTCTGTCACAAGCGCAAGATGTTCCATTACCATATAGTAAGGAACTAGCGAAACGTTTGTCAATGTATAGAGGTCGTTCAGAGCGATCTGATAACGGATATTGAAAAGGTCGTCGGCGCGGATTGATGGATCGCCAATTTGGAAAACTCGAACTGCGCCAATGATGTTCTCTGGAAGAGTAATGTACTTATTGGCTTTATCGTCAGCAGTCACTTGATGCTTGTAATAGATTCTATCCGAACCATCAAAGTGGTAGTCGTACCAATAACGGATTGCTTCGTCAATGCGATCATCTACCTGATCATCATCAACGTTAATCTCAATCACTGGCTTGCCTAGTTTACGTAAGCAATACTCTTTGAACTCAGCTTTTGTTGTTGGTGTAGCCATCTCGACATCCTGTTTTTGTTTATTTATTTATATAGCTTATAAATACAAACATCATACAGTTCACAGGAGTAAGTATGTCAAACATAGTAAAGATTGACAACGTTCGTATATACTACGGGATCACAACGCCTGAAGCGCTGCAGGCTATATTTGACTGCAAGCAAATCCTTGACGATAACAACATACCATATGGCAATCTTATATATAACGAAGTCAGTGCATATCCAGAAATATTTGCAAACCTAAGCACGTGGGCCTTCGGTACTGATTTTACACAATATACTTTTACCGATTTCCCAATTGTGACGTGGCAAGAATTCTACGATGACTTTGAAGTCTGCGATCAAGTAGCAATCTCTACAGAGATGCTTGAAGCTAGCAATCTGATTCTACTTAAAGAGTTAGTAGTTTAACTTCTTTGGTTTGTTAATAAAATCCCCTAATGTTATAAATGCTATCTTAGCATCGCCGCTGATTGTATATTCATATTCTCTAGGGGCTATATAGTAAAGAGCTTTGACGTTAGTTTCTTCAAATACCAATGTTCCGAGTAAGTTGTATACACCGGTATTAGGAGGAACTACAATCTCTCCCTTTAGCCTTTTATATTCTGCTACAAAGGGCTTGTAACTTGAAAAACAAAGCCATACGCTATCCCCAACATAGTACTCAATTGTTGCATATGACAGATGTACATTTGTATTAACGTATGTTTCTCCCGTAACAACTCCTGACAGTTCGTTATTATCAGCGCGATATTCTCTCATCTCACCCCTATAGAGATATGTAAAGAATAAGTTCTTTTCATAGTCGCCGGTGTCGGGTATCCAATGTTTAAAATCCCCATCTCTTCTAGCGCAAATGTGAACGGTAAAACCTGTATACTTAATTTGTAAGAGAGCTGATTTCATATCTCAAAACTTCTTGGTTTGACCTTAGCACTTAATACACCATCTTCTTGTACTTCATTATAATAGGCCAACGCTTTAATTGTATTTAGCGTTACGTCAAATGTAGACTTAAAGGCCTCGGAAGCAGTCAAATCCTGAATCGTAAGGTTATTTCTTCTTATAATATACTCTTTGAAATCGACAGGTATATTTTGTAATACATCTGATTCCAGCTCGTCAAGAAAACTATCTGGTATGTCTTGTTGCAAACCTCTACTAATCTCTTCGAACTGGTTCACCTTTTCCTTTGTAATAGATTCGACATTTTGCATACCGAAGAATGATAATAGTTTGTTAAACTGTGTTAGATCTAGTATCTGATCTAATGTAGTCTCATATATCTTACAATCACGTTGCTTTAGAATAGGTGTATAGTGTCTAATTCTACGCTCTGTATCAAGACACCACCAATAGCACAATTGATAGCTATGAGCGCTTTCCCAACCGTTGTATGGCAGTACATTAGGCTCATCAGGACCACTATACCATCCTCTGATCAGCTCATGACGGCCGGGGATCCACTTTAGGTTAAACATACTTAGCGCAACTTCACGCATAGGTCTTCTTAGCACTATAATGTTTGGAGTAATGCCCTGATCGAGGAAGTGCTCAATGAAGCCTTCTCCTACCATATGCCCTGTATGAACACAATGGGTTTGTGGCTTAGAATTGAAAAACTCAATCTTGTTCTGTACAAAAGATTTACCTACAGAAGAATCATGTAGATTGGCGACTCTTACAGTGTGGAATCCAGGATCTCCCTCATGTTCAGCATATACGTCTGGAACGGTCGACAACATCGTTGCCAACTTATTTGTACCAGATCGCCCTGCTGATAGCATTAAGGTAATTGTCTTCATCTTGCCCTTGCTAGAAAGTGCATATGACTATTATTGTACACCTGGGTTCTATCAAGAGGCAGTGTCTCATCCGTTGAAGCATTATACATCATTACCTCGACTTCTGGAATGGTTTCCAGCTTTGCCCACAGTTTGCCAGTAAATTTTGTATGGGTTCTATCAGAAACAAAGATTTTCTTCTCTTCGAGGATATGGTATAGATAGATTTCTCGACCGATGCCTTGTCCCATTAACTCGTCTTTGACATGGAATTCGTGCCCACGTACCATTGTCTCTTTAAATACCATAAGCCAGTTATATGCTACAAGAGTATTTCCGTCAAATAGTCCATAGTAAGATGAACATTTGTCATCACATCTTTTAAGCGTAAAGCCTTGAATCTCGCCGACCGTAACAGTATTCTCTCCGAACAACCTCTTACAATAGTCAAAGTCTCTGAAATCATCAATCAACCACATATAGATACTTTCCCATTACTCATAATCCAAGCGTTTGTATCCTGAGGAATACTAATAGTAATCACTTCCCCTTTTACAACCTTCCTAGGATTTAGTATTTGACTTGGGTGACCAGCTTTTCGAATGAGTTTATCCTTATGCATAATAGCCATATCCCACTTGATAGCTGTTAGCCATCCATCACCTATTACTTTAAGTTCAAGAGTTTTTGGCCTCTCTTCTAATGCATGATCCGATGTATAATCAATATACGCAAGTCTAACAGGGTCTGTTAATGCTTCATACACAGCAAACTCTTTTACCACATCTCCAATGGCTCGTGGCATTTGCGAGGCCATAAGAAACTTCTTATAATAGAAGTTGTCAGGATTGCGTAAATAGTTTAAAGTGATACCACTATCTTTCTCAACAAGAGAGATGTCATTATACAAATCCTGTGCATTGATATCACCAAACCCACACCCAGTACCAGTATACTCTACGTGGTCTGGAACAAGAATTGTGTTTTTATGTCCAAACTTTTCTACACATTTTTTAAAGCTAATTTGCTGGCCATCGTTAAACCAAGGCTCATGGACGTATATCATACCCAAGATTACATCAAACGTTTCACCGTCAAGATCAAGATCTTTAAAGTCCTGCTGAATAAACTCTACATTAACGTTGTTTTCTTCCGCTAGCTTACGCGCCATATTGACATTACCACAGTCGACTCCTACTACTCTAGTGGCGCCCATCTTAGCTGCCATAATAGCAAGATTACCTAATGCACCAGTTCCTAGATCCAATACAGACATGCCTGGTTTAATAATACCTGCCATAATATCTTTGAGGGAGAGCGTTCTCTCTCTTGTCTCTTTAAGAAGATAGAAGTGTTCGTATGGATTGTTGCCCACTGCTTCATCTAACATAATGTTTCCTTATTTGAATGGCGGGCCGATAAACCACATAATCAGGGCTTTTCTTTCTCCCGATACTAAAGGTGTTATTTGGTGTGGTACGTAGCCTGGAATACTATAATATGTTCCTTTTCCTTTTGGAACCTGGCGAAGACCTTGGTCGGTCATGACTTCAATATCACACCCCTCGTATTCTGATGGATCCGATAGCTGTAGGACCACAACCATTTTACGAACCATACTAGACGCAACACTCTTTGAATGTTCTTTTTTGTCTGTATGCCATCCCACATGGCGGCCCGGTGTATCGTACTTCGAATATAGGATACCTTGAGGCAGTGCTGATGTTATATCTAAGCCAAAGTAGCTTTCGTTTATGCGCTTTGCGTATTCACCAAATCTGTTGAATAGGAATTGTCTTTCAGGATCTTTTTTGATAAAGCAACAAAAACCATCATATGAAAGAGTGGACATGTCTGTGTCTGTACGATCTGGCATACCATCAATAGCAATCCGTTGTTCACACAGCTCTATAAGTTTTAATAACTCCTCGCCGGTAAACATATTGTCACCTACTACTATGTCATCAATCAGTTGCATACGTTTTTCATTAGTGCAGTTGCAACATCAGGATCTCTGCAAACGACCATCCTGTTTTTAAGAAGAGCTTTTACACCACTCGTATTATAGTTAAAGCACGTAAATATAACAGGCTTGCCGCCTTGACGAACAGCGTTTGCTAGTTGTGTTGCATATTGATAGTCCTGATCGGCATCTCTTTCGACATGAACATGCATTATAATATTATCAATCTCATCTGACTGCTGTAGGATCTTCATTACCTCAACAGCGTCTTTTGTAAACCCAGCAGAACTTCCAACCATATCGATTGGATTGGCAACAGTGGATTGATTTGATACTACATTAGTTATTTCTGATATAAGCTTTTCTGATGGTTCGTCTATGAGCAAGCTATTGAACTCAGCCGAGGTTGAAAGTATGACTCCATACCCGCCCGTGTCAGTTACTAGCATTGTTCTTTTTGCAGCTGATTTAGGCTGCCATGAATTCACATACTGGATCATGGCAGTGAAATCCATCATGTTTCTAGCAACATTCAATGCAATAGAAAGATCCGAACCTGTGTGACGCTTTGCTGCTCTGATAGCTGCCGGTGTCGCCCATGGTACGTATAAGACCAAAGGCTTGGCTAGTGTTTGAATGTATTCGAAAGGAATCTTATCAACGCCCTCGCAATACATTGCAATGATCTCGGTATGGGTATCGTCGTTAAGACTTTGAATGATATCTTTGAGGTCCACGCCATTCTGATTACCAATAGTAATCACACGAGAGAATCCGATACCAGTAGGTTTTAATCTTTCAGCAAGATCTACAACAAGACCTCCGCTCTGAGAAATTACTCCTACATTACCTGGCATAAAATCTCCTAATGGGAGACAGTCTATGGGTGTGTTTGCATCCCATATACCAGCACAGTTAGGTCCGATGAACACTGTGCCGTTTTGCTTGGCTTTATCTACTATCCGTTGTTCTAGTTCGCTATTGCCTTTTTCACTAAAGCCTGCTGTGATGCAGATGATAGCTTTGGTATTTATTTCTAATAGCTGATCGACAACAAACTCTACTTCTTCAACTGCTACACATATAACAACTAAGTCTAAAGGTTGAGGTATGTCTTTTATGGATTTGTTTTTATCTATAAGATATACAGATCTTTTGTCTTTGTGTTTCAAAAGACAATTAGATATCCAATTACCCCATTTGTCAGGGTTATTAGATGCTCCTATAACTGCTACAGAAGAAGGGTTAAAGATAAAGTCAATCATAACAAATCACCAAAAATTATGTATAAGCGAAGTATATTTTCCCAGCACCACCGGATGAGCCGGCATTACCTCCGTATCCTCCGTTGCCACCAGCGGATCCAGTATTATAACTGCCACTGAGTCCTGCTCCTCCAGCAGCCGAGCCAGCAGTGGTTCCAGTTGCGCCTGCATTCCCGGTCGTATTAACAACTGTTCCACCAGACGCTGATCCACCGGCTCCGCCTGCTCCGCCTGCACCGCCTATACCACCACCGCCGCCACCGCCGGACATTGATGTGAGCGATATCGACCCGCTTGTTACTGTAGATGCACCACCAGCGGCACCAGAAGTGTTGAAAGCTCCTCCTGCACCAGCGGCGCCTACTGTGTATGTGAATGTGCGACCATTAGCTTTGACTGCTATAGAAGTACGAGTTAGACCACCAGATCCTCCACCGCCACCACTATATAATACTGCCCCACCTTTACCACCAGTGGCTCCACCACCGCCGCCACCCGAAGCACCAATAGCTTCGATGACAACTAGCTGAGCTCCAGCTGGAATGGTTTCGGTAGCCCCTGTGGTAGCAGATGTATAGTTTCTATTCGTTGCAACAAATTTCGTTGCTCCGTAGAAGTTACTAAAACTGATTGTGCCAGATGTAGGAATTACTACATCAGAGGAATTATATGTACCAGAGGGAACGTTAGCTCCCCCTGAATAATATTCATTTAGTCCAATAGGGTTGGCGCCACCAAATTCCGTCTGAATTTGAGCTAATGTGATGGCGCCAGAGGTCTGTAGGGTCATTTATTAGCCTTGTGGCTGTCCTAGCTGTGCTTGAGCCTGTTGGAAGAGTTTCTTCAGGATAGGATCGACCACGCGGTGTGGAAGTTCCTGCAGTCCACCCATGATAACATTCAATTCATTGACGTCTACTGTGAGTGTTACAGTAGGTGCCTGTTGAGCCTGAGCCTGTTGGTTTTCAGCAAGCATTGGATCGAGTTCTGGATTAGTAGCCATGATATATTCTCCTTGAATTATGTATTGGCAGTTGGGGTTGTGTTAGATGAAACAGTATTAGATACTGGTGTTGGAGTTGGTACAGTGTTTGAACCTGGAGGTGCCCAAGGTAGAGCATCAGCATTGACTTCAACCATCGGACGAATGATAGCATCAATCTGCTTTTGAATTTGCTCATCAATGTGAGCTTTATAACCAGGGTTACCATTTACCACATCCTGAATCCAACCAAGAACCTGAGCTTCAGTTAGATTTTCATATGTGGTAAAATTATCAGCGTCGACCTGATCTGGGTCAAATGGAGTTGCACCGTTGAACGTACCCGAATTATCGTCTTCGTCAGTTCCTGTGCATTCCCAATATGTTTGGACGATGATGTCATTAAGTTCTGCAGAAGGATCGTCCTGCTTCTTCAGACTCTTAATCTTCCAAGTATAAGTAAGTGCCATTTTTATTTATCCTCTTTGAGTGAGTTAATTTGTTGTTCTAGTCTATTTATATGTGTTTGTTGTTCCTTAATTGCTTCAATTAAGAGACCAACCATGTTGCCATAAGCTACGCTATAGTTGGTTTCTTCTGAACCAAGCACAACTTCAGGAATTACTTCTATTACTTCCTGAGCGATTACACCCATCTGTCTTGTATTAGTATCTATACGTGTATATGTATAACCGTTTAATCTGCTTACTTTTTCAACAGCGTTATCAATCTTGACAATATCTTTTTTCAAACGAGCATCTGAATATGCTGTGATGTTGTTAAGCATCGTCAGGTTGCCAGACATATCCATCTGAAGTAAGTTGGCCGATGCTGACCATCCACCAATTCTAAATACGTTGTCTGAATCAAGTCCCATATTAACAGCAAATACACCAGCTCTGTGGAACGACATAGTTGCGCCACCAGATGATGAATATGCTTGTAGCTGTTGCCCAGTATCTGTTGTATTTTTGTTAGATTGGAAATATTGAACACCAGTCCATGTGGCGCTGAGAGACGTAAACGAATTCAATACATGCTGAACCGAAGATTTTCTATAATAACCATCAAGACTACTATTAACAGTAATGAACTGTCCAATAGTCGGATTTTCATTATTGCCAGTATTACTATTAATATAGTTCAGGAAAGTATAACCGTTTTCCTGTCGTGTTACAATTGTATTTGCACCAACTCCATTTGATGCATGAAAACCATCAAGCAAATCAGCATCTAGACCAGAACCAGCGCCGTCATTTCCATCATTCCAATGTTTTTTCCAGCCTTGCGCGGTACCGCCCATAATAGTCTGAGTGTATATGTCACCTACACCAGTACCAGTCATACGAATTGCAAGTGTGTTACTATAATAAGATAACGGAGATCCGTGGCCCATTCTTATTGTGTTGTGCCAATCCCCTGATGGTGCCTCATTTGTGCCAAGACCTGAAGCCTGCCAATATTGTAAGGAATCAGATGGAGTGTCTCTAGTCGAGTTTAAATAATTTCCATATTGAGCGGTCCCTGAAACATTGATACTCCAGTTACCCGAAGCAGCACCGCGAATAGCAACTGCAACAGCACCAGGTGTTGTACGAACCAACTGATTGGTTGTAGGGTACATTGACGTCAATACTGTAGGAGTCTGTTCAGAAAGGCCCGAACTTAGAATGATTTCACAAGCCGCAATATCACCAGCAGCATCGCGATATGCAATGGTGCTTCCAGTCGGAGCTGTTGTTGGATTGTTGAATCCCGAAATCGATCCAGCAGTGCCGGTAACATTAATACCCCAGTTTCCAGATGCGCCGGTGCCTGTTAGAGTCGGAGCGTAGCTATTGTAATTTATATCCGTAAGTACTCTATTCCACGTCTGCCAGCTAGAATCAGTCCAGCCGCCACGGAAGATTAAATCGTTCCCTGCATGAGAAATATACATTTGAGCGCGCGCATTAGCATTAGCACTGAAATTAATCAGTGTTCCATATTTGTATGCAGCAGTTGTAGGGAAGTTAGAGTTGCCCGTTCCACCAATATTAAAATGATTTTGATATATTTCATTGATAGTATTGACAGCATTGCCTAGAGTATTCCAGTTAGTATTGTCAGTGCTAGGAGCTCCAACACCTCTCATAACTGCGGAGCCGCCTACGGTCAGACTGCTTAGGACGCTGGATCCATTAGGATTAACAAAGAAGGCTGAGTCTTCTCTATCCGTTAGAATGTTACCGATAATATCACCAGCTCTAAATGTGGTCCATCCTGTACAATCGCCATTCATCAAGTTAAGTACGTTAGCGCTGTCCAAGACTAACTGGGACGCTACTCTTCCACCCCAATGAAAGCTAAGTCGAGGGGCGTTGTTATATGAGGTGGTCTGTGCACCAGCGTACGAGCGTTCGCGTATTTCAAGCGCGGTATCATAATACAATGCAGAGTCAACGGTGCTAGCAAGAACCACATTAGCAAGCGTGGAATCGCTGGCAGGATCAACATAATAACCAGTGCTATCACTATCACGAAAGATAGGGGCGCGCATATCTGCGTTGCTTGCCACTATTCCATAAACAGTGAGATAAGATCCATCAGCAGTATTTGGCCCAAACTTCATTAGTGCCGTATAAGAGTTCGCTGTACCAGCAGCGTAATCAAGATAGAGAGGAATTCCTCCACCATCATCAAACTTACGAAAACGGTGTCTATATTGACCGTTAGTATAATTACCATCGAAAACTAACCCGTTAGTTGTATTGCCTGTGCCTACACTCCCGGTAATAATTCGCGCGATTAGGTTTATATCTACTCCAGCTAGGTTTGATGTACCGTTAGGATCTATGTAATAGGCAGTGTCGGGAATATTATAGAATATAGGTGCTCGGCTAGATGTTCTTGAATAAGAATCACCGGCACCAGAAATATTAAATTCGTTTCTGGCAACATAGTCAGTATAAGTTCTTTTATTTCTAAAAACCCACTGATCAGTTAGATAATCTTCAATATCATCAACAAGCTCAAATACCATACGAACTTGGTTCGTAGCAGGAGATTCTCCGTACAATCTCCAACCATCATTGTCACCTACAGCCTGTGACAACAAATATGGTGGTACACTACTTACACCATCTCCGTATGTGGTTCCAGTAGGATTTTGTGGAAGCGCGGCTGGACCTGCAGGACCTTGTGGACCAGTTGGTCCCTGAACAGTAGAACCTGGAGGTCCTGCCGGTCCCTGTGCTCCAGTTGGACCCTGAACCGTAGCACCAGGAGGGCCGGCCGGTCCTTGAACTGTAGCACCAGCAGGTCCAGCAGATCCAGTAAATCCTACTGGTCCTTGAGCTCCTTGTGAGCCGGTCGGACCTTGAGCACCAGTAACACCTTGTGGGCCAATTTCACCTTGCGGTCCAGTTGGACCCATTGGCCCAGTTGGTCCCATTGCGCCCGTTGGACCCATTGCACCAGTCGGACCTTGAGCACCAGTCGGACCCATTGCACCAGTCGGACCTTGTACAGTAGCACCAGGAGGACCTTGAACTGTAATACCAGACGGTCCTTGTGCACCAATTACACCCTGTGGTCCTTGCGGGCCAATTTCACCTTGCGGACCAGTCGGTCCTTGAGTACCTATTGGTCCTTGTGCACCTGTAATACCTTGAGAACCAGTAAATCCTGCTCCTTGAGGTCCTGTATCTCCTTGGCTGCCAGTATATCCAAGAGGACCAGCAACTGTAGATGCAGATCCAGTATAACCTATATCACCCTGTGAACCAGTGTATCCAATTGCACCTTGAGCTCCGGTAGCACCTTGAGCACCAGTAGCTCCTTGAGCACCAGTAGCTCCTTGTGGTCCCATTGCTCCTTGAGCACCAGTAGCTCCTTGCGGACCCTGTGCTCCTCGTGAACCCGTAAATCCTGTATCACCACGATCACCGGTTCTTGCAAAGGTGATAATAATATCAAGGCCATTTGAAAGTGATGTTGCACCAGCAAGATATGCTACAGGAACCTGAAAGCTGGTTATGCCATCAACGTGATTGCCGGTAATTGAGAACTGAGAGAAGTTGGCAGTGTTTGCTTTCTCAGTTACAGTGAAGTGGCCTTTGATTGCTGAAGTAGAATCATCAATCGTTTGCAAGAAGTTGTTGATAGAAACATTGTTATCATCATTATCATGAATGATAAGAGTTGTAGCAGTTGATAGGTTTGTACTATTAAACTTAAGAACACCATCACCAGGATCAGAAAGATCTGTATTTGTGCTATAAGTATAGTCAAAAGCAGCACCACCAAAGATACCATCTTCACCTTTGTCACCTTTCGATCCGGTGAATCCAGCACCAGATCCCCAGTAAACTCCTGTTCCATTCGAAAGTAGTGCCTGACCAGTTGATCCGATAAAGCCATTGGCTACCAGACCTTTTACTGACAGGTTATTAAATAAGTGAATCGTATCTTTAGACATTCGATAACGTTACCAACATAGTGTTAGAGATGGTATTTGACATATAAGCAAATTCATGAGGAACCGAAACAAAAACCGCATTGGCAATATACTTATTAAAAGTATCAATAGACGTTACTACTGCATTGCCATTACGACTTGCTACAATTCCATTTGCACTGTAATTTAAAACAACTTTATTTGTTACTTGTTGTGGGCCACAATTAACAGTATTTATGAAGATATTATTTGACCCGTCTACGTAAACTCGATTGTTTGCATTACTTGAGTTTAAGCTGAGTACGGTATTTCCGGCAACAACTGCATTCCACTTGATATATATGGAACCTTCGTCTTGATTATATGTATGGAAAGGCACGTATTCTTTTAAATCAAAATCTTTGATAAAGATTCTATTATTAATATCACCAAAGCCAGCAGAGACATGAACTGTATCTGAAGTAGGAGCAAAGACAACCGAGAATGCAGTTTCAGATGTAGTGGCAATGTAACCACCAAAATCATTATCACCAAAGTTACTACCAACTTCAATTCTTGATGGTCCAGAATCTCTGTCTTCTGATTGTAATGAATAGTTTTGATCTGTTGTATAGTATGCACTACCAGATAGAATATATCTTTTGCCAACTGAAACAGGAATGGTCTGAGTCAGGCTATTATCTTTCTGACCAGAAGAAACAGCAACTAAATAACTACCATCAGTTGTTTGAATACTTCCGTTTGCAACAGTCCAGTCTGATAATAGATTTGATTTTGTTTTGATTGGACCCATTACACCCGAAGTCACACAAGCATTCGCATAAGTGAATACATTATTATTTGACTGACGAACAGTAATGTTATTGGCACCATCAAAGTAAATACCAAGACCTTCTGTAGTCTTGATGTTTCTACCACTTAATGTATTCTCAGAATAAAGATTACAAGCGACCGGTATTCTTTCAATACTAAATGTTGTAGGAATCGCTGCAGGTGTTACACTAACAATTCCAACATTGTTTGCAATCGAAACAATATACTCAAGTGGAGTGATTCCATTCTTCGCCATAGAATACTGGTACTCAGATGTTTGGATTCCATCATGACTAATATCAAGCGTCGAGTAATGAGTAGTGTTTCCAGTTGTTATATAAACGTCATAGTGAATAATCTTCTCTGTTGGCAGATTGAAAGTATCAATTGCCTGTAAAGAAGTATTTGTCGATGTGTATACTATATTTGTCATCTAGCTTCCAGCTCTTCTACTTTTGCAGTCAGTTCCTTGATTGCTTCGATAAGAAGTGGAACCAGTCTTGAGTAGTCTACGGTCAGATATTCTTCACCAGACTTAGAAACAATTGTTCCATCTTCAAGTGTTTCATAATCCACAGGAGCAAGAGCAACTGCTTCTGGAAGTACTGCTTTCACTTGTTGAGCAGATACACCAACTTGCTGCTTTTCGTTCTTATAACCCAGTGAACGGGCTAAATCATTTTCTATATATGTAAAGCCACTAAGAGATTTAACCTTAGTAAGTGCATTGTCAAGGTTGCCTGTCTTAGTCTTTAGACGTTCGTCAGAGTAATAAGCCGTAATGTTACCAGTGGCTGCGATCTGGTTATCTACCAAGAATGCCTTAGAGTTATAAACACGCACCCAAGTGCTATCATTCATCCAAATTCCACCACCATGGGTTTGTTGATACCAGCCAGTGTTGTCCTGAGAACGGAACCAATCATTAGCGTAAACCGACGAGAATTGGGATGCGCCGTTTGGATTGGCGTAATATCCAGTGTTATCGCTATCGTAATAGATTGGTGCTCGAAGTGCGCCGCCGGCAACCAAATCTGCAAGAGATTGAACGTTGCCGTCCACTAGCAATCTTACCGAGAAGTCTCCGCCGTTAGCCCCACCCAATCCATGGATACGGAAGTCTCCTTGAGGACCCTGATCAGTTGTATTTCGTACAGCAATACCAGGGTAGTTATCCCAAGATCTATCAAACCCACAACGTAGATTGATAAGTTCCGTTTTATATAGAATGGACGTGCCGTTTGGATCAGTATAATAACCGGTATCGTTGAGATCGTAGAAGATAGGAGCACGCATGTCTCCGTTTGCTCTTGTACTTGAATCTAACTGAGCTACGTTTGTTCCATTCACAATACACATCAGACCGTGCGAAGACAATGATGCCGCTGGACCACCTGCTGAAGGATAAGACCACCAGAGACCATATGCTCCAGAAAGGCTTGTATTGCATAAACACACTGGAAGCGTGTCGATGCGTATAGGCCTACAATACCATGACCGTAGTTTTGGTTAAAATAATGAAATCCGTTTTGTTGTGAAGTAGCCCAATACGATGTTCCGGTGGGATCCATGTAGTAGCCGGTGTTGTTGCTATCATAGAAGATAGTACCATCAACACGTCCACCTGAATATATTCCAGTAGGACAATAGATATTATAGGAAGCCGAAGTAGACGATGTACCAAAGCCCCAGCAGTTATCAGCATAACTATAGTAAGCTGCCCAACGCCCACCAGTCTCAAAATAGAAACCTCCATTGGCGCCTGTAAACATTAGGTGAGGAGTATTTCCACCCTCATAGAAATGTATCCCGCGCCAACCGTTTCGGGACCCACGAATAGCAACAGATCCATAGCTAGAAAGATCGTTGCCATGTATATGCGCATCATTTGTATTTGGCCAGTAAAGTCCATAGGATCCATTGAATTGTATCCATGAATTTGGCTGGAAGTATGCACTGCCCGATAGGGAGAGGCTGTAGAGATATGAACTGCCATTTGGATTTACGTAATAGCCGGTGTTGTTACTATCATAGAAGATAGGTGCGCGCATATCAACCTGAGCGACCACTGCGCCGTCATTACCAATGCTCAGTCGCAGCGATCCTCCAGTGCCATGTGTGATAGCATTATGAGTATAGAAATTAATTGTCGTAGCAGGATTGGCTTCGTAAATGGATCCACCAATAACAACTTGGTTTTCGGTTGACGAAGCATACAAGCCAATCATCGATACGCCTTCGCTCTCAGACGTATCGTTATAGTGTGATCCAGTTAGATAAGACCACTTATTAGCTCCTTCTCCAGCCTGCCCCATCTTAATATTACCACCAGCCTGATTACCTGCGCTGATGACGCGTAGCTTCACAATCTGGGATGTGCTAGCAGGATCGGTATAGAAAGCAGTATCGCTGCTATCATAGAAAATAGGAGCTCTTAAACTATTGGCTGCTTGGGCAAAATTGCCAGATTTGCCGACAGCAAATATCTCTGTTCCCAAATCTTCCGAATCATAGAAACGAATACCACCATAATTAGCTTGCGCGCCCATACGTATACCCGTATGCCAGCGTAAGTCTAGCTTATTATAATTACCACCATAGTCTTCCAGGTTTGTCCCAATGTAGTAGTTACCTTGAGCATCACTATCAGCACTACCAAACATTAGACGACGACCAGTTACAGCATTGTAGGCGTTTTGATTTTCGTTTCCGCCAATGGTAACATAGCCAGATTGATCTATGTAAATGGCATCATTTCGCGTACCGCCGTAGCGAGTGTAAAATGTTAACGAGCCTTGGGTCCAGTTTCCACTGTCACCAGCAATTTGTTTTTTGGCAACAATACCAGCCAAGTTAACAGCATTGCCACTGCCTTGCGCTTCGCGAGAAACGAATGCCATAGCTACTGTTGTTTCATCGCCACCGTTTTCATTATACAATGAAATTGCAGGACGCGATCCGTTGATACCAGCTGTAGCATTATCTGCACGAACTAACAGACCAGGAGTGTGATCGCCTGGGTTTCTGTATGTCGCACCTTCCCACTGGAAGTGTGATTGGCCGTTTACTGTCTGACCACCACCAAGTGACATATTGACCAAGATAGACGTACTAGCAGGATCGGTATAATATCCAGTGTTATCGCTATCATAGAAAAGCGGTGAGCGGGTTGAGTTGTTGATCTGTGTATACGTTGTAAATACCCAGAGGCGCGGGTTGTATGTCGAGCCGTTATAGTCGCCGATTGATAGACGCCCGTTACCGCTAGCACCGTTGGGAAAATAAACCGAGTGCTCATAAGGGCCACCACCCATGTCCGTACCAAGACCCATCCATGCGGCACCATCGGCATCGAGACCATAAGTCTGTATACGTGGATATCCTGCATTACCTCCACGAACTTGGATAGCTGCAGTATTATTTGCACCGCCTTTTGTGGCGTAAATGGTTACTAGGTTGGAAAGACTATTAGGGTCGGTGTAATAGGATGTATTGTCGCTATCGTAGAAGATAGGAGCGCGGAAACTAGCATAAGCGTAGCCAATGTTTCCTACTTCTAAGTTCACCGGCGCATAGGTGTTTCTGAGATCGCCACTAATATTAACAAATGTTTCTGTCGTGGTTTGGAACACAGACCAGTTGCCAGCAAGATTCATTACACCATCATAAAACGATCCATTATGAATCTTACGAAGACGAATCGTTCCGTAACTCCAGGATGAAGTTGTACCACCAAATACAACACAGAATCGGTTGTTCGTACCATCGTTTTTTACACCAAGACGAATAGACTTGTTTGTATAACCAATAATATTACAACCTGTATTATACCACGAGCTGCTCCAGTTGTGACCGCCAATGATTACAGTTGCGGTGTATTGTCCAGTGTATTCGTAGATATCAAATACCATGTGAACCATACCATAGTTCGCCGTAGTACCAGGCAAGTAGAATATTACTTCGCCAGTTGAGGATCCAGCAGCAGACCACTCGATTTCAGGGTGAGCAAAGTTATTACCCTGTTCGATTGTTCTGTTTTGGCCAATGGTAATTTTCTTACCCCATGAGGTACCATCGTATCCCCATAGAGCAGCATCGTTATTCTCCCAGCATTAGCAAAGTAAATGCTGCTTGCAATACTCGACGACCCATCAATAAAGGACCTGAATCCGCTACCAGCGCGAGTTTCAACTGTTACTAACTGCGAAGTGCCATTCGGATTAACGTATCGATTCGTGTCGTCTGTATCGTAGAAGATAGGAGCACGGAAGTCAGCGCTAGCTGTTGCAGATCCACTACTATTTACTGTAAATCTCCAAGCGCCCAAATAGAAACCAGCAGAACCGCTGTTTTCAGAACCCATGAATATATCAGATCCACCGTTAAAACTGAGCCATACGCCTGGTGATCCTCCATTGAGGAATGGTGTTCCAGAACCATCACCGACTGATATTCGGTTTTGGAATCGAGCTTGATTTAATCTACTTGTACTTGCACCATCAAAGTAATACGTGGTATCATCACTATCATAGAAGACAGGAGAACGGGTAGAGCCATCAAACTGCGCGATACCAGTATTCGTGATAGATGCAACATTCACCCCGGTAAAATCGTTTCCACCTACGGTAGCGCGACGGAATATCCATGCTCGGCCAGACGTATCCATTGTAAAGTATGTGTTATAACTTGCGGTTGCTGCGCCGTGCGTTGCCCAAACACCGCCAACATTTTTAAATCCAATGGCAGACGTGGTAGTGTTACCACTATCCCATAAGAATAATTGGTTACCCGTTCCTTGAGCACTTTGATCTCCTCTAATAGCTACACTCCACAGCTGAGAGTAACCTGTAGGATCTGCATAGTAACCAGTATCATTCGAATCATAGAAAACAGGTGCACGAAGAGATACTTGCCCTGTTGCATAGCCGCTTCCAACAAATAACGAATACGTTCCGGTATCGTTGGTACCATCTGTATAGAAATCAAGGCCACAGCCACCAGTTCTAATTCTAGCATTGTTGTTAACATCTAACGGACTAATCCAAACAAAGTCAGAGTTATCATTGTTTTGAATTTGAAGCGCAGATGTCCAACCTCCTGGATAATTTCCAAAAAGTATCTCGCTTTGTGTCGCGTCTTTAATAACTACTGTACGTCCAGCTGCTCCGTTAGTTGCAGTGTTGAATTTTGTAGTATAAAGATTTGAACCACCCGCCATATTAGAGTAATAAGCAGTGTCATCGCTATCATAGAAAACAGGCGCACGAACATCTGCCCCACTTTGCAAAGAATTGTTTGTGTAAACAATTGTAGGAGCTGTAAAATCAGAAATGTTTGTTGCAGATGGTGATTGATATACAAGTATGTTACCGCCATGTGCACCATGAGAAGTAACTTCTGGCCAGCTGGTTTCAATATAAGTTTGGTATGTAGTGTAATACATCACATCAACATAAACAGAAATATAATAAAAATCACCAGACACTTGAACTGGAGAACTGCAAGCAACCTGTGCATGTCTTCCGCGAGGAGATGCACCTGCTATAAGATAACAGTGTACGTTATTATAATCATAGGAAATTGACCAGCGCTGATAATCACCGCCGTAATAGTAGTTATTGTGGATTTCTACAAATGTAGTACCAGCCCCATGCCAGTCATTAAAATCAATATAAAGTCTGGCAATTTCATGGCGTCTAGCTTGTGTACCAGCAGCACCCAATGCTCCAAGATAATATTTGCGGTGCGCTCCCATAATTGATGTGCTTGTTGCAACAATGGTATTAGCATTTGTAATGCTATAACCATTCATATTCACATTAGCTTGAGCAGTTCCACCCCACGATCCGGTATAACCAATTGGACCTTGAGCACCCTGTGGACCAGTAGGTCCTTGTGGACCAGTAGCACCTTGAGGTCCCTGTGCACCAGGAATACCAGCAGATCCAGTGAAGCCAATCGCTCCCTGTGGACCTGTAGCTCCTTGTGGACCAGTAGCACCTTGCGGTCCGGTTGGTCCCATTGGTCCTATTATACCCTGTGGACCTGTAGCTCCCTGTGGACCTTGTGCTCCCGCAGGACCCTGTGCACCTTGAGCACCGGTAACTCCTTGTGCTCCTTGTGGACCTGTAGCACCTTGTGGACCAGTAAGTCCTTGGGCACCTTGTGGTCCAGTCGCTCCCTGAGGACCTTGAGCACCAGTCGCTCCTTGTGGGCCAGTAAGTCCTTGAGGTCCTTGAGCACCAGTAGCTCCTTGTGGGCCCTGTGCACCAGGAATACCAGCAGATCCAGTAAAGCCAATCGCTCCCTGCGGTCCTGTAGGTCCTTGAGCACCAGTCGGACCCTGAGCACCCGTAGCACCCTGCACACCTTGAGGACCTATAGCACCCTGTGGACCGGTTGCTCCTTGTGTACCTGTAGGACCTTGTGCACCTTTAACGTTCTGAAGCTCGATAGCATTTAACGTAGGACCAGATGTTTCACCAAAATGCGTATTGCCACCCTGAGTAACTGTGCAATAGAGATAATAAGTATACGTTCCAGCTGCAGGGTTGTCGATGTGTGTAAATGCAAATGGACTGTTTTCACTGCCGGCAGATCCTTCATAGTGAACGTTGCCACTAATAGGTGTTGACCCACGCCAAAGTTGCAACTTACCCCAAGACCCAACTGCTTTATTTTCTGCATCACCGTATGCACCAATCTGTACAGGTGAACCACTAGTTGTGATAGTTACCGATGCTATTGCTTTAGGGACCGAATCGCTTGTAGTTACAAAAATCTGCGGAGCAGTATTCTGAACCCAGAATAACGCCCTGAGGTCCTTGTGGTCCAGTTGCACCTTGTGGGCCAGTAGCACCCTGTGGACCTGTTGGACCAGCGACTGTAGAAGCAGAACCAGTAAAACCTATAGCACCTTGTGCACCCTGAGCGCCTTGTGCTCCAGTAGGACCTTGTGTGCCGGTTGGTCCTTGAGCTCCTGCTGGTCCTTGTGCACCCTGAGCACCTTGTGCTCCAGTAGCTCCTGTCGAACCAGTATAACCTGGATTGTTTGACCAGTATACTGAAGTTCCGTCTGAAACAAGCGCTTGGCCTGCAGTACCTAGAGATCCATTGGCATAGATTGAATTTGCATAAAGAGTATTTGCTTGGAAGTCAGCAATCTTAAAGCTGGCATTTGCTGTATCAATAAACGGTGAAGTGTCTGGCTCTGGAAGATAACTATCAAAGACTTTATATCGACCATCAGTCGCATCACGAAAGAAGCCAGTGTGATGATACGTTCCGTCGTTATATCCTGCCGAGAAACCAATATCAGGATTCGAGTCGGTCTTACCACGAGCAGTACCACCAGAGCTATATGAATCTACATTGGTATTTGAAACAGTAAAGTGAGTAGCATTGGCAAATAGAATGTTGTTATAAGTTCCGTTGAAAGAACTTGGCGAAATGCCGGCAACAAATACATCCCATCCAGCAGAGAAGTTGTTGTTTGCAACAAACGTAACAGTAGAGCCATTACCAGTAGCATTCGTAACCGTAGCAAGAATACCTTGGTTCATATAAAGCATGTTATCAGTAATAGACAGGTTATTGCCTGAGATACTGATAGTTGTACCAGTTACACTGAGGTTACCACCAATTGTAACATTACCACCAACATTCAACGAGGCTAGATTTGCACCGACTTCAAATGCAACAGATCCGTTTGAGGAGTAGACTTTATGGTCAGTAAGATTAACTGCAAACTCGCCAGCATCAATATAAGATGTGTTGCCAGAGTTTGTGGTGTTTGGTGTACGGCCAGAAATAGTCGTACGTTTGAATTGAATCTTATTGTTTGCCATATGGCTCCCCAAAGCAGATATATATCTTGTAAGCCAACTATTTAGTTGACAGTATTATTGTTTTTATTTATAATGGAACTATGATGAAGATTGCTTTTATAGATACACTCGGCTTGACCTATGACGGATCCACTCTTGAAAAAAGAGGACTTGGAGGATCTGAATCGGCCGTAATTCGCATGTCCGAAGAACTTGCCAAGATAGGCTTTGATGTTACCGTTTATAACGACTGCATGTCAGACGACTCTAAACCTGGTATTTACAATGATGTAAAATACTCACCAGTCGAAAACGCCAAAATCCAGTGTTTAAAATATGATGTGGTTGTTGTTTCTCGTTCAATTAAACCAATTGCAGAAGACTGGGGAACTGTACTAGAAGCAAAACATGTCGCTCTCTGGATGCATGATACCTTCTGTGAAGGCGATGATCAGATCGAATATCTAGTTAATGTCGGCAAGCTCCAAGAGATCTTTACACTCTCAGACTGGCATACAGGTTATGTCACTCATTGCGATCATGGATTCCGTCGTAACTATGATGTTCTGAAAAATCATATTTTTCTGACACGCAATGGTATAGGTAATATGAATCCAGGTTGGATTGATATTCGTGACAAGGATCCGAACCTCTTTGTATTCAATGCATCTGTGACCAAGGGAATGGTTCCTCTTGTCAAACAGATCTGGCCAGAGGTGAAGCGCCGTATTCCAGATGCAAAACTTAAGATCGTCGGTGGCTACTATAAGTTCCGTGAAGCGGCAGAACCAGACCAGCAGCAGAAGGACTGGACTGAACTTATGCTGCATCATGGGCACAGCATTGAGTTCACCGGAGTAATTACTCAGCAAGAGATCTCGGATATCCTACGCAAAGCTTCCTACATGATATATCCTGTAGGTTTTCCAGAGACGTTTGGCATCTCTACACTTGAAGCACTGGCTCATAATGTGCCACTCATTACATGTCAGTTTGGTGCCCTCGAAGAGACGGCAATCGATCTAGCATCGTGGAAGATTAAATATCCTGTTGAACCAAACTGGGCAATGCACTGGCTGAACCAAGAACACCAGGTGAATTTATTTGTTGACAAGGTCGTAGAAGCATATAATAATCCTTATCTGCGCCAGCAGAAGATGTATGCTTGTAACCAGGTGAAAGATATTTGTACTTGGGATACGGTTGCTCTTCAATGGAAGCAACATCTGTATAAGAAACTTGGTGAATACTTACCTGTTGATGAGTATCGTAAGGTTACAAAGATTAACCATAAGGTTCGTAAAGTATTCAACCGTCGGTTCTTGAATGCAGAGGAACTCCAACCAGTTAAGATCTCAGATGAAAAATCTATAGCTATTATTACACCTGTATATAATGCTGAAGCATACATCGAAAGGTGTATTCGATCTGTAGCCGCACAAGATTATACTGACTATCACATGTATATTATTGATGATTACTCAACAGATAATACAGTGAAGGTCGCCAAGGAAACCATCAACTCGCTTACACCATCGCAACGTTGGCACTTTACTGTTTTACAAAATGAAGAGAATCTTGGCGCTGTTGCAAATCACTACGATACGATCAAGCAATTGATAACAGAACAGTATATCATGCTTCTTGATGGTGATGATTCACTTGTCAACGATCCGACTATCTTTCACATGTACAATAACCTCTATCATGAAGGTGCAGAGTTTACATACGGATCATGTTGGTCTATGGCCGATAACATTCCATTGATTGCTCAGGAATATCCACCTGAAATTAAGGCAAACAAATTCTATCGTTCGTACAGATTTAATTGGAACATGCCGTACACGCATCTGCGTACGTTTAAATCTTCGCTAGTTAAAAACTTGACAAAAGAAGATTTACAGATTGATGGAAAATGGCCAAGAGCAGGTGGTGATACTTCATTGTTCTATTATCTAATTGAACGAGCAGATCAGAACAAGGTTGTATGCGTAACAGATATTGTAGTTAACTATAATGATTTGAATCCAATCAACGACTACAAAGTACATGCAGAAGAACAGAACAAGACCGCTGCAAAAGTATTGAACACTTCGCCATTCTTTCCAGGACAGATCGATCTCAGACCGTTATGAAAAAAATCTTAATTGCCATACCAACTGCTCGTTATATCGAAGCAGATACATTCAAATCGATCTATGATCTGGAAGTTCCTGAAGGATATGAAACAACCTTTCAATACTTCTATGGATACAGAGTAGATCAGGTTCGTAACCTGATTGCCGACTGGGTTGTACGTGGATTTGATTATTTGTTTTCAGTCGATCATGACATTACGTTTCCACCAGATACATTAAAGAAGCTTCTTGCTCACGATAAAGATCTGGTTTCTGGTGTGTATCGCCAGAGACTTGAACCACAGATGCTTGAAATCTACGAACCGTTTGGTACACGTATGACAACTGAAGACCTCTATGCAAAGGACTGGAATCTAGTTGGCATTGGTGGTTGTGGCTTTGGCTGTGTGCTTGTCAAGAAAGAAGTATTAGCAGGTGTAGGCTATCCACAGTTTGAATATCATCCTGCTCTCGATCACAGCAATACGATCAGCGAAGACACTGATTTTTGCAAAAAGGCAATTACTAAAGGCTTTAGGTTGTGGTGTGACCCATCAATTCGTTGTGGTCACATTGGTTCTACAACTATGGTTGTAGAGATTCCGAAGATTTAGTTTTCTTTTTTAACTTCTCGAGTTCGAGAAGAGCCTGTTGATGTTCTACTTGAAGGCTGGCGTAACTCTTTTCGAGTAGCGCCAGCCTTGCTTCATGTAGAACGTTTTTACTTACGGATTCATGTAAATTCGCAGTCAGGCGATTGATATACTCATTAACAAATTCAGCTTCCATAATATTAGAACGTGCCTCCATCAAGTGTTCCGTAAACAACAGATGTGCCATTTGACTGCAGCACATATCCGTCTGTACCAACTGCAAGGTTAGTCATACCATTTGTTGAGTTACCAACAAGGATGCCACCGGATGTAAGTGTTGATAGCTTGAGTGTGTTAGCAGAAATATGTACTGGGATAGTACTATTTGCAGTGATGCTAAAGGTATTGCCAAGTGATAAAAGAGCGCCGGAATAAAGATAAGTTTCCAGTGCTGCAAGACCATAGCCAACACCCGCCGTATTAACAGTTGTTGTTGGTTCAGATTCAAGACCGGTAAAGAGCTTATAAACACCGTCTGTTGCATCACGAACAAGACCGGTATAACGGGTTCCGCCATTTGTGAACATACCATAGAAACCAACGTCGACGGTATCTGTACCGTTACCGTTAGCAACCTTAATCATAGGATCTTCAATTGTAAGGTTGTTTGTATCAATCGTGGTAAGCGTACCGGAAACTGTTAGGTTGCCAGAAAGAACAAGATCTGAAATCGACAGAGCATTATTAACATGCACACCAGTCGAGTTGACTGTAAGTGTAGAACCAGTTGGAACACTGATCGAGTCAGCAGCAACGCTAATGCTGTTTGAACCAACAACGTTTAGAGTAACGTCGCCAGTTGTTCCACCACCAGTAAGACCATCACCTGCGGTTACTGCAGTAATATCTGCTACTGTGTTTGACCAGTATACAGAAGAACCATTAGAGTGAAGAACCTGTCCAGCCGAGCCTATTCCACCGTTGGCAGAGATGCCTACGCCGCCAGCAAGCGTTATTTGACTTGCATTGGCAATAAAAGCACCACTGCCGGCAGAAATGACTGCGGCATTGACTGCAAAAGACGCAGAAACGTTTGCAACAGTAAGTGTTGTAGCACTCAGACTAGAATTAACTGTAGAGTTACCAACAGAAAATTCATTTGTATGGATTTTGCCACCAACACCTAAACCGCCAGTAATTACAACTGCACCGGTTGTTGTGTTTGAGCTCGATGTACCAATAGAGAATGTATGTGTATTTGTCCACGCATACACTGCAGCAACGTTAATTGAAACTGCACCCTGATCTAGCCAGTAGGTATTACCACCGGAATCTACAGAGAGAAGATATCCAGTACCAGGAGTTGATGTACCATTTGCGGTAATCGACTGTACAGTAAGGTTGGCAGTCTTAACCGAATCAAGATATCCAGTGCCATTGGCAACAAGAGCTTGATTTGCGGTGAGAACACCAGGATTAAATTTACCACCAATGGTGATAGACGCGCCGTTCGACCCGATAAAGAGATGATCGCCGTTTGCAGTAAAAGCCAGTTCACCATTAGCTAATGACGGAGGAGTGGCAGTATTTAAAGATCGTTTGATCTGAATTTGGTTAGCCATTATTGTTCCTCAACAAGTTTAAAATGTGCCTCCGTCGATATTACCGAGGTCTCCGATTTCGAGCGGTCTTACTTCATATTTATCACTTGTGGAATTATACACTAAAGTAGCACCGGATGTTACATTCACCTCGTCAACATCGCCAAAATCTTCAATGCTACGAATTTCGTTAATTTGATTCTTAAGAGTTACTGGTTTAGATGATGCAAGAGAGTCACCTGATGTGGTAACTCTTGCAACCATCTGAGAATTCTGTACAATTCTAGCTTTGAGAGCCATGATTACCTCGTAACTTGAGGAGTAACTGTTACAATACCTTCAACCAGACGAGAGACTGTATTGCCAGAACTTGTCAGTTCACAGTCATAAACATATCTACCAGCTGTTACGTTAGCAGATGTTGCAGCATTCATTGATAACGTAACACTGCCACCAGAAGCATTAATGGCAACATTAAATGCAGTAGCCGTAGAAGAAGTATAGTGCTTGCGCATTTGTGCGGCACCAGAATAACCAGTTAGATCTACTACTTCGCCGGCATCATCAAGCACGTCGATTTCTGTACTGAAATCAGCGCCTTGGTCGATTTGTAAGTTTGCTTTAATTGCCATTTACTCTTCTCTTATTAAATAGGCGATGGTATACCAGATGTATCTGCGTCTAAAACAAAATAATTGCTTGCAACTGTTACCTGAGTTATTTTATGACGAATGTAGCCTCGCATAAATGCTGTCGATCTTGAATTAAACTCGTTTGCAAAAACTCTCCAAACATAACTGCTAGAAAGATCCAACCATGTATCAAGAGGAGAACTTGTATCTAACGGATCGCCACTTACTCTTTCCACTAAAATTTGGTATTGACCAGAATTAGCAGAATTTACAATCCATGGATAACTTCCGCCTGGCCAATATTCTACATTTCCAGAAGAGTATATAGCCCATTCTGCCGTTGATCCTCCAAAACCATCTCCAGGGTTTTGAACAATATCATCGCTCAATTGAACTTGGTCTACGAACCCCTTCCAAGTACTTCCATTATAAACTTTAGCGTTGGTTGTATATAACCATTCTGAACCATTCCAAATACGAAAAACTGCGCCACCATCATCATATTGAAAATCAAAAGTGTTATTAACTATTGCCCATGATGATCCGTTCCAATAGTGCATTGCCATTAGATTTGAATCCAAATATCGCCAGTTGCTGATGCTGATGGTTGTGGACCCTGCACAAACACCTGTCCACCGCCAGTATAACCTGATGTTACGTGACG